TTCTACGTCCTGTCCGACGACGCCCTGCACACCGACGGCACCACCTGGTACCCGACCGAGGCCAACGGCGAGCGCCGCGACCTGTCGCCCCAGAGCGTCGTGGTCCGGGTGTGGCGGCCCCACCCTCGGCTGCACTGGAGCGCGGACTCGCCCACGCGCCCCCTGCTCGGGGGGCTCAACGAGATCCGCCTGCTGTCCGAGCACGTGGAGGCCACGGCGCTGTCGCGGCTGTCGGGCGCCGGCATCTTGGTCATCCCCTCCGAGGCGGAGTTCCCGAAGCTGGCGCCGGACGCCACCGACGACGAACTCATGGACATGCTCATCGACTACGCCTCGACCGCCATCGAGGACCGCAAGGACCCCGCCGCCGTGGTCCCCATCGTGGTGCGCATCCCCGCCGCCCTGGCCAACGCCATCCACCGCGTCGACCTGTGGACGGCCTTCGACGAGCGGGTCCTCGACCTGCGCGAGAACGGCCTGCGCCGCCTGGCCCTGGGCATGGACGTCCCGCCCGAGATCGTCATGGGCACCAGCGACCTCAACCACTGGGCCGCCTGGGCCGTGTCCGAGCAGGCCATCACCATCCACGTAGAGCCCCAGGCCCAAGCCTTCGTCACCGCCGTCACCGAGGGCTACCTGCGCCCCGCCCTGCGCGCGCTGGGCGAGGACGACACCGCGCTGGTCTGGTACGACACCTACGAACTGCGCACGCGGCCCGACCGCAGCCAGGACGCCATCAACCTCTACGACCGCATCGAGCTGGCCGGGGCCTCGCTGCGTCGCGAGACCGGCTTCGCCGAGGACGACGCCCCCAGCGACGACGAGCGCCGTCAGCGCCTGGCCGAGAAGGTGGCCATCGCCGTGCCCAACCTGGCCCCCTACCTGCTGGACGACTTGGGCCTGCCCGACGCCATCAACGAGGCTCCGCTGGGGCCGACCGGGGGTCAAGATCGCACCCCGGTCGTGCCCCGCCCGCCCGTGCGGGCGCTGCCCGAGGCGACACCGGCCCCGGAGCCCGCGGCGCTGCCCGCGTCGGCCGGCGTGCTCATGGCCGGGCTGATGGAGGCCTCCGACGCCATGGTCACCCGAGCGCTGGAGCGCGCCGGGCTGCGCGCTCGGAACGCGGCGGGGCGCAAGACCAACGGCGGCGCGTCGGCGCTCCACTGTGACGACGGCGTGCCGGTGCACGTCTGCCTGCGCGACGCCACGCTCTACCTGAGCCTCGACGCCATGCTGGAGGGGGCCTGGGACCGTCTGCCCGACGTCGCCGCCCGCCTCGGTCTCGACGTCGCCCCCTGGCGGTCCACGCTCGACGCCTACACCCGTTCGCTGATCGCCGCCGGAGTGGCCCATGACTACGACCGACTCGACGCCGTCCTACTACAGGGAGCCCGACCGGCTCTCACGATGGCTTGACGATCGCGTCCTGGAGCTCCAGGGCGTCCTCGACCCGATGCTCGAGCGGCTGGCGCGCTCGACCGACGACGACCGCGTGGTCGACCTGGACGAGGTGTCCTACCGCCGCGCCGCGGGCGTCATCGGCCGGGTGATCGCTCAGGCCTACAGCCAGTCCGACGCCATCGCCATGACCGCGGCGCTCGTCGGCCCGGAGATGATGACCCGCCAGCGCATCGAGTCCATCCGCCAGGGCGCGCTGTTCGCGGCCCAGATGACCCCGCAGCAGGCCGGCGAGCGGGCCGCCACCATCGCGCGGACGGAGATCTTCGCCACCTGGAACATGGCCATCACCGCCGCCTTCCAGCTGGCCACGGAGCGCCCCACCCACAAGCGCTGGCTCACCGCCCTCGACGAGCGCGTGCGCCCCGACCACCGGGCGCTGCACGACGAGACGGTGCGGTGGGACGAGTTGTTCATCGTGGGCGGCTACCGCATGGCCTACCCCCACGACACCGCGGGGCCGGCCGATCAGGTGGTCAACTGCCGGTGCCTGGTGCAGCCGCTGTACCGCCCGGTGGTCCCGCTCTGAGCGCAGGGCGCGTGTCTACTGTTCCTGCTCATGGCTGACCGACCGTGGGAGGGGTGTCTCACCGCCGAGGGCATCTGGACCGGCGATCGCCGCATGATCGTCCCCTACGCCTCCACGTGGGTCGACCCACCGCTGCCCTTGAAGTGGACGCCGGCCGACTCCGAGGGCCACCTGGGCTCGGTGATCGTGGGCTCCATCGAGGAGATCAGCCGGGCCGACCCCTTCGCCCTGGAGACCGGCGAGCAGCGCCTCGACGTCGTGGGCAAGGGCTGGGTGTGGGACACGCCGCACCGGGCCGAGGTCGAGGCCCAGATCGAGCACGGCGTGCTGGGCATCTCCATCGACGCCGACTCGGCCGAGTCGGACTACATCTTCGAGGACCCCGAGGGCAACGAGGCCGACGGCGAGGACATGGACCTGCTGGACATGCTGTTCGGCAAGCCGCCCAAGGAGCGCGTGACCGCGCACCGCATCCGCGCTGCGACGCTGTGCCCGCTGGCCGCCTTCGCCGAGACCTGGGTGCGCTTCACCGACGGCGCCGTCGCTCAGCCCTCGCTGCTCAGCCCGCAGCACGCGACCGACCTCGAGGTGGCGGAGCTCGTCGCCGGGGCCGACCTGCCCTGGGGCAACCCGCCCCCGCTGGCCCACTTCCAGAACCCCCGGCTGCGCGGCCCCACGCCCTTCATGGTCACCGCCGAGCGCCAGGTGTTCGGTCACATCGGGCGCTGGGTCGACGAGGAGGGCAGCCCGGCCTGTCACATCGGCCTGCCCGGCTGCACGGTGCTGCCCCGCTCGCACACCAACTACGCCCACTTCCGCCTGGGCGGCACCCCGACCGCCGAGGGTCCGATCGTGCCCACCGGGGTCATCACCGTGGGCACCGTGCACGCGGCCAAGCACCTGTCGCCCCAGGCGACGGTGGCCCACTACGAGCACACCGGCTACGCCGTGGCCGACGTGGCCGCGGGCGAGGACGACCACGGCGTCTGGGTGGCGGGAACGCTGCGCCCGGGGGCGACGACGGAGCAGGTGCGCACCCTCATGTCGGCGCCGCCCTCGGGCGACTGGCGCTGGATCGGTGGCAACCTGGAGCTCGTGGCTGTCCTGTGCGTGAACTACCCCGGCTTCCCGGTGCCGCGCATCAGCGCCCGGGTGGCCTCGATGGCGGGTCAGGAGACGGTCACCGCGCTCGTGGCCTCGCTGCCCATCCCCCGGCACGTCGCCAACCGCTCCGCCGTCAGTCGAGCCGCCATCGAGCGGATCGCGGCGTCGGTCGGTCGTACTCCCGAGGTGCGAGCGGCGCGCCGGGCGGATCGGCAGGCCGCGCTGCTGGCTCGCATCCACGGCGGTCAGCGCTGATGGGCTGCGGCTGTGGCAAGAGCCGATCTAGTGGCCAGGCGAAGCTGACCGTGATCCGGCCCACGCCGCGATCGGGCCCTTCGCCTGGTGCCACCGAGGCCATCATGGCCGCCATCGCGCCGCGCTTCCGGGTGCAGAAGAAGGACGGCACGGTGACCCAGAAGACCTGGTCTTCGATCGTGGCCGCCACCGAGGCGGCGCGCTCGATGGGCGGGACGGTGGTGCGCGACTAGTCGCAGGGGGGCGGGTGTGTCTCGTCAGGATCGGGGCCGCACGTCACCGGGGGCTCAGACACGGTGGAGCTCGGCGCCGGCTCGCTCACGCTCACGTCGGAGGGCGTGACGCAGGGATCGACGGGCGACTCGCTGGAGCAGTCGGCGAAGGGCGGCACGGTCGTCGAGGCGTGGGTGATGACGACGGTGTTCGACGGCACGACGGTGTCCACGTCGGGGGTATCGCTCTCGCTGGTGCAGGCGGCCAGCGCCAGGGCGACGACCGCGATCAGGGCCAGCCTCACGGCATCTCCTTGCGCTCGTGGAAGCGACGGGACACCGTCATCGTGCACCAGGCCAGGTAGAGCACGGCGACCACGCCGGCGGCGACCCAGCAGAACCCGGTCAGGAAGTTGAGCCCGGCCACCGCGGCGAGGCTAGTGTCCGCTCGACGCGAGGTGCTGATGCACGCGTCATGGCTCTGAGGGGCGCAGCACGGGGTCGAGCACATTCGGGTGCTCCCCACGATTCATGTGCGAGAGGAGCACCATGGGTGACTATCCCGGCGTTCGTCGTTTCGGGCGCCAATGGGTGTTCTCGGACGGAACCCGCCTTCCCGTCGTCTCCGGTGGAGCCGACGACAGCGCGGAGACTCCCGGTCTGGAACTCCCCGACGATCTGACCTCCCTCTCCCCCGAGGAGCTGGAAGCGTTGGAGACCTCCGGCATCGAGCAGGTCGATGCCCTCGTGGACGGCGAGGACACCGTCGACCTCGAGCTCCTGACCGGCCTGGCCGACGCCATCGACGCCGTGCGCGCCGAGCGGGCCCGCCGAGTCAGCGAGGCCGAGGAAGGGGCGGCTCGCGTCAGCGAGATCCTCGCTCGGGTGCATCCCGAGGTGGAGCCCACCGAGCCCGTAGAGCAGGAGCCCGCGGAGCCCGCGGCCGAGGCGACGGAGGAGACGCCCGCCGAGGGCGAGGACCCGACGCTGTTCGAGGCCCCGGCCGAGGAGCAGCCTGCCGAGCTGGTGGCGGTCCCGGCGTCGTCAGCGCCGTCGAGGGGCCGCTACGTCAACCTGGCGCTGCTGCGTCGTGAGGGCCAGCCGAGCATGCCCGCGGCCGAGACGACCCCGTCCGGCCCGGAGTGGCTCGTGGCCGCCGACGTGCCCGGGCACTCGCACAACATGGTGCTCAACAACAGCCGCCAGCTGGCCCTCGCCGCGCACGCCCGCGCTCGGGGCCTGCAGGACCACTCCAACCCGGTGGTCGTGGCCTCGGTGCAGCTGCCGATCCCTCGGGAGAACTGGCTCACCGGCGACCCCGAGAACGACGAGGAGATCTTCGCCCGAGTGTCGAACCCCGCCGCGCTGACCGCGGCCGGCGGCTGGTGCGCTCCCTCGGACAACATCTACGAGTTCTTCTCCTTGGAGTCGGCGGACGGCGGCATCGACCTGCCCACCGTGCGGGTGACCCGAGCCGGCATCTCCTGGCCCGACACCCCGACGTTGGGCGACGTGGCCGGTGCGCTGTGGTCCTGGACCGAGCAGGACGACATTGACGCCGCTACGGCCGGTGCTCCGGATCCGACCAAGCCCTGTCTGCGGGTGCCCTGCCCGACGTGGAACGAGGCTCGCCTCACCACCGACGGCGTGTGCCTCACCCACGGCAACCTGGCCGACCGGGCCTTCCCCGAGCTGACCCGGCGCATCGTCGACCTGGCCCTCATCGCTCACGCCCACAAGATGAGCGCCACCCGGATCAACGCCATCTCCACGGCGTCGACCAAGGTGAACATGAGCGCCGACGTGTCGGACACGGTGGGCAACCTGGGCTCGGCCATCGGCCTGCAGGTCGAGGACTACCGCAACAAGTTCCGCATGAGCCCCAGCGCCACCCTCGAGGCGGTGTTCCCGGCGTGGGCCAAGGAGGCCCTGCGCGCCGACCTGGCCATGCGGGCGGGCGTGTCGGAGTGGAACGTGTCGGACGCGGAGATCACCTCGTTCTTCACCAACCGCAACGTGCGGGCGCAGTTCGTGACCGACTACGGGACCGACCTGGGCAACGCCACCGCGGCCACCACCTGGCCCACCAGCATCAAGTTCCTGCTCTACGCCGCCGGCACCTTCGTGGTGGGCGACGGCGGCCAGCTGGACCTCGGTGTGGTCCGGGACTCGGTCCTCAACTCGACCAACGACTTCACCGCCCTGTGGACCGAGCAGTTCCACCTGCTCGCCCAGCGCGGACCGGAGTCGCGCGAGATCACCGTGCCGACCAGCCTCGACGGCGTCACGGCCTGCTGCCCCTGACGAGGCCCTAGCGGCAGAAAGGAGATGCCATGGCCGGAGTCGGTCGCAACAGCATCAAGAGCCGTCGGGTCAGGATCACAGCCCTTGACCAGGCAGGCACGCCAGTCGCCGGTAACTGCTCGACCCTGGTGTCGAGCGGCTACACGTCGATCGCCATAAGCCACGAGTTCGAGGACGGCACGGAGATCACCCAGAAGAACGCCTGGGGCGAGTTCTGCGTGTCCGACAAGAGCCCCGACGCCTTGAAGAACGCCGGGGTCTCGGTCGAGTGGTGCGCTGTCCACCCGGACGTGCTGGCGATGATGGCCTCCATGATCCCGATGGAGTCGGCAGGCGGGATCACCGTCGGCGCCGCGATGACGTCGGATATCGGGGAGGGCGGCTTCGCCATCGAGACGTGGACGGCGATCACGCCGCCCACCGCGGGCCCCGGTGGTCAGCCCTTGTGGCTCTACTGGGTGTTCCCGTTCCTGCGCCCCGGACGGCTGTCGGACTTCACGATGGAGGAGGGCCCCCTGCTCATCACCGTCGAGTCGTCCACCACCCCGTCCACGGGCTGGGGCGACGGGCCCTACGCCGCGGCCACCAACCCGTTGGCCGACTACGGGCTCGTCCTGCCCACCAACACCCACTGGGCCTACGTCGAGACGGAGATCCAGCCCCCGGCACCCACCGAGGGTTGCGTCACGCTCGCCATCGCCCCCGACCAGGCCAGCGGAGCCACCGCAGGCACGCCAGGAAGCTGGACGCCTTCGGGGGCCACCCCACCGGCCAGCGTGGCCGACCTCACCGGGGGCATCCCCCGCGTGGTGACGGCCAACCCGGTGACGGCCTGGACCACAGGTCAGTACGTCCAGACGGCTACGGCCGGCGTGCCCGGTCAGGGGCATTGGGACGGCTCGGCCTGGGTTGCGGGCGCCGCGCCCTGAGTCGAGTGGGGGAGCCGGATTCTGAGGGTCTCCGGCTCCCCCACCTCGCCTGAGTAGCGTTCGCACCATGGCGTGCGATCCCTGGCCCATCCCCGCCGTGCTGGACTGCACGATCGCCCCCGAGGACCTCGACGCCCTGATCGCCAGCGCCGAGCGGACCCTGTGGGCGGCGACGGGCCGGCGCTTCGGCGTGTGCGGCTTCGAGGAGGAGTTCCGCTCGTGCGGCTGCGGCTGTGACTACTGCTGCGACGGCTGCCGCCTCGAGCTCGGGCGCACGCCGGTCGACACCGTGTACGAGGTCTTCCTCCCCGGCGAGGACACGCCCTACGACCCCACGCTCTGGTACCAGGACGGCAACGAGGTCGTCGCCCTGGAGGGCCACTGGCCCACGTACTACTCCTGCACCACCACCGGGTTGCGGGTTCACTACACCGCCGGGTCTCCTCCACCGGAGGGAGCCGAGGCGGCGATGGGCGGGCTGGTCTGCGGCATGGCCACAGGGGGGACCACGTGCAGCCTCCCGGGCAACCTCAGCCAGCTCGCCCGCCAAGGCGTCACGCTCACCTTCACCACCGGCGCCGACGGCGTGACGAGCACGGGCATCGCGCTGGTCGACAGCTGGATCCGGCTGTACCACGCCCCGGCCGTGCCGTCGCGCGTCGCCGTCCCCGATCGCCACGGCTACAAGCGGCGCATGTTCCGCTGGGACCAGACCGCGCTCGTCCCCTGAGAGGTCGCATGGCTCGCGCTCGCACCCCCACGAAGTCCTCGGCCCCCGGCACGCGGCGGCTGCCCTCGTCGGCCTTCGCCTACCCCCGCCAGCGGGCCTACCCCATCAACACCAAGGCTCGGGCTCGCAACGCGCTGGCCCGCGCCGCTCAGAAGGGCACGTCGGGCACCTACGCCCACGTAGCGAGGCGGGTCCGTCAGCGCTACGGCTCGACCATCGCGGTGC